AGATCCGTGGATTTATACAAACATAGCATATAAATTACAAGCATTAGGTTATCAAGTACCGCCAGATAAAATTTATAATAATAAACAAGATTTACTTGCTATTTGTGGCTAATTATGTTACAATAATAAAATGATTATAGGACTCGTTGGTTTAAAAGGATGTGGTAAAGATACCGTAGCAGATTATCTTATTGCACAATATAACAATTGGATTAAGGGTAGTTTTGCTGATTCCCTTAAAGATTGTGTGGCTTCAGTATTTGGTTGGGATAGAGAATTACTTGAAGGTAGCACACAAGATAGTAGAGCATGGCGTGAAATTACAGATACATGGTGGTCTGAGAAGTTAGATAGACCCAATTTTACTCCACGAATAGCATTACAAATAGTAGGTACAGAACTGTGGCGTAATCAATTTAATAACGACATATGGTTATTAAGTTTTGAAAAAAAGTTATTAATGATTGAAGAAAACGTTGTTATTACTGACTGCCGGTTTTCCAACGAGATACAATTGATTCAGCGATTGGGTGGTTTAGTTGTTAGAGTTAAACGTGGTGAAGATCCACCGTGGTGGGAACTTGCTGTTGAAGATAATGAAAATCGAAATACAACAACCCATAATCCTATGATGCCAAGAGTATACCCTGAAGTTCATGCTAGTGAGTATTCATGGCCAGGATGTACTGTAGATCATGTTATTGTTAATGATGGAACATTGGAAGATTTAGAAAAAATGGTTAATAGTCCGGAATTAAATCGCCTTGTCTCCACCCCTTCCCAGTAATATATAAAATTCTATGACAGTTAGCACAAACTGTTCTTAAATTTTTCCAATTATTATTTTTTCTATTGCTGTCTAGATGATACACATCTAGTTGTATAGAATTATCAGCTTTAAAACCACACTTCTCACAATGGTCTTTTTTCTTATATCCACTTGCCTTCCATTCTGTTTTGGAAGTTGTTTGTAATTTTTTATCCCGCCGTATACACTTATCACATTGTGTTCTGTAGTATGCTTTGCCCTTTTTGTAATAATTTATTGCAACTGGACGCATACCGCAACGACAGAGTGGTCTTTCAACATGTGTCATATCACTATTTATTTCATGGAACCCTTTTCGATACCCTTTACAACTACTTATAAGCATTGATTTTTGCAATTTCAAATAAATATTAGTATCAAAATACATCAATAATGATGTAGAATTTTAATTAAAATTTTATACATGAGGAAAAAATTATGGCTTTAGTATCTCCAGGCGTAGAAGTTTCGGTAACGAATGAATCAGCGTATGTTACGTCCGATCCAGGTACAGTGCCTTTAATTCTTGTTGCAACAGCACAGGATAAGACACAAGGTTCAGGATCAGGCACAGCGGCAGGAACAACCGCGGCAAATGCAGATAAAGTTACGTTAATGACTTCACAACGAGAATTAGCTACAACATACGGTACACCTACTTTTTATAAAAGTACATCAGGTACCATGTTACATGGCTACGAATTAAACGAGTATGGTTTGCAAGCCGCATATTCATACTTAGGTTTGGCCAACAGAGCATATGTATTAAGAGCAAATGTAGACTTGAGTGAATTAGCAGGTTCTGCTACAACTCCATCAGGTACACCAGTAACAGGAACACACTGGTTAGACCTTACAAACACAAAATGGGGCATTCATGAATGGAATGCAACAACTCAAGCATTTTCAAACAAGGTACCACTATTAGTAACAAAAGCTGCTGAACACAGTGGCGGTGTACCGGTTGCTTCTTTTGGCTCAATTGGCGATTATGCTGTAGTTACAACAACAACAAGTAACGCAGTATATTATAAGAATAGAAGTAATGTGTGGAAGTTAGCAGGTGATGGTACCGCAACAACCTCCGCACACGCAGGCGCAACAGCAGATGCGACTTGGGCAAGTAGTTGGCCAACAATTACAGGTACAGTTACTAGTCCAACAGTAACAGCAAGTAACACAATTGTTATAAATGGTCAAACTGTTACATTATCAAGTACAACATTAGCACAAACTAGTACAGACATCAATACTTTATTTAATGGATCTTCCATAGGTAAAACAGGTGTACAATCTGCAGTGGTTAGCAATAAATTAGAGATTTATGCAATTGGTTCAGCCGCAAGCACGGTACCCATTGACGGCGGTATTGTAATTGCCAATGGCACAGGCACACCATTAGCAGATTTGGGTATTACTGCTGGTACATATTATAGTCCATCAACACAATCAAGTTCATATACAATAGTACCAAGTTGGGAAACATCCGCATCAAAATCACGTCCATCAGGTAGTACATGGATGAAATTAGATAAGCAGAATAATGGTGTTGATATAGTTATTAAATCTTATTCAACATCAACTAGTGCATGGACAGCTCAAACAGTGTGGGTATATGACTCAATTGTATTAGCAACATCAGGTCTAGGTAGTTCAGATCCAAGAACAATTGCCGTTGGTACATTGTTTGCAGATCATGACGTAAATGAAGTAGAAGCATTAACATTAAAATCATATAGGCGAGCAAAAGCAACAGCTACACAAGTAATTGGTGCTACAACCTCTCCAAGTTTTATAAATGCTGAAACATTTACTATTGGTGGTACAACCGTTACTTTAGGTGGTACAGCCGCACTTGATTTTGTAGCCGCTGTAGCGGCCGCAGGTATTACGGACGTAACAGCCGCAGTGGAAACATCCGGTGCAGTAAGTATTTCACACGCAAAAGGTGGCGATTTAGTAATGCGCGATACATCAGGTACTCCATTAGGAGATGCTGGTATTAGTAATGCATTGGCTAATGTATACACACTACCAAATGGTGACTTAATTGGCACAAATTGGGAAGAGTTAACATATGAAGCAAAAGCAACTGAACCAGTTACAGATCCAGCAAATGGTACATTGTGGTATGATACTACATTATCAGCTGATATTATGGTACATGATGGTACAACTTGGAAGGGTTATAGATCAGTAAATCCTGATTTCCGTGGTTTTAACTTAACAGACACAGACCCAGCAGGTCCACAGTTTGCCGCATCAGCACCATTAAAACAATCAGACGCAACTGCTCTTGTAGATGGTGATTTGTGGATTAATACTTCAGATTTGGAAAAGTATCCAAAACTATACAGATGGCAGTCATCAAAATGGGTATTGATAGATAGTACAGATCAAACATCAAGTAATGGTGTTTTATTTGCAGATGCAAGATGGCAAACAGAAGCCGATGCAATAGCAGGTGGCGTAACAGCAGTTGGCGCAGGTACAGCAAGTACTATTGTAGCATTACAAACAGATCATTTCCTTGATCCAGATGCTCCAAATCCAGCAAGTTCACCACGTGGTATGCTATTATGGAATACACGGCGTAGTGGTTATGCCGTAAAAGAGTATAATGTAGACGCTATTAATACGATTACATATGCCGCTGGAAACCCGCGTTTTGGTTCACCAGATTCAATTACTGATTATTATCCAGATCGTTGGCAGAATAAAGCAGGTAACCAAACAAATGGTGCTCTATGGGCAGGACGTAAGGCTCAACGAGAAGTAATAGTAGCTGCAATGAAATCATCAATAAATGCAAACACAGATATCCGAGAAGAGCAACGTCAGTTTAACTTACTTGCCGCTCCGGGTTATCCAGAGTTAATTGCTAATATGAATACACTTAATGTAGATAGAAAAGAAACGGCACATATTATTGCTGATTCTCCTTTACGATTAGCAGCTAAATCAGCAGATTTACAACAATGGAGTAAAAACTCTAAAGCCGCAACAGATAACGGTGAAGATGGTCTAGTAACTAATAGTGAATATATGAGTGTATATTATCCATCAGGATACTCAAGTGATTTAGCAGGTAATAAAGTTGTAGTACCAGCAAGTCATATGATTTTACGCACAATGGCTTATAATGATAGTGTTGGTTACCAATGGTTTGCGGCCGCAGGCACAAACCGTGGTAAGGTTTCAAACGCCACTGCTATTGGTTATATTGATGCAACAAGCGGAGAATTTCAGAGTATTGCTGTACGTGAAGGACTACGTGACGTATTGTATGCTGATAATATTAATCCAATTACTTTTATTAATGGTAGTGGATTAATGAATTTCGGTAATAAAACTCGCGCTTCCGGATCTACTGCTATGGATAGAGTTAATGTTTCAAGACTTGTTTCATATATGAGACGCCAATTGGATCTTATGGCTAAGCCGTTTATCTTTGAACCCAATGATCAGCTTACACGCAATGAAATTAAAGGTGTAATTGAGTCATTCTGTAACGAGCTAATGGCAAAACGAGCATTAAATGATTACTTGGTTGTATGTGATGAATCTAATAATACTGCCGCAAGAATTGATCGTAGTGAACTATATGTTGACATTGCGATTGAGCCAATTAAAGCAGTTGAGTTTATTTACATACCAGTAAGACTTAAGAATACAGGCGAAATAGCAGCTTTATAATATGCTATTATTATTTTTGGGGCGGCGTAAAACCGCCCCATGAATAAGATAAATATTGATAACAATAGGAGAATAAAATGTCCGTAGCGTCATTAACAAAATTTACAGTACCAATTAGTGGTGCTGGATCAATGGGTACATTGATGCCGAAATTAAAATATCGCTTTAGAGCTATATTGGAAAACTTTGGCGTTACTACTCCGCGATCAGAAATAACAAAAAATGTAATGGATATTACACGACCAACAGCAACATTTGATCAACAGATTTTAGATGTTTATAACTCAAAGATTAATATCTTAGGTAAGCATACATGGGATCCAGTCACAATTAACTTACGTGATGATGTAAATGGTGAAATGACACGCAGAGTTGGCGAGCAGATGCAGAAGCAGTTCGACTTTTTTGAACAGATGAGTTCAGTGTCTGGTGTAGATTATAAATTTATTACAAAGTATGAAGTATTAGATGGTGGTAATGGAGCAACAGCACCAGTAGTTCTAGAAACTTGGGAATTATATGGTTGCTATATTGAAAGTGTAAACTATAATGATATGACTTACACTGATAGCGCACCAGCAACGATTACCATGACAATACGATTTGATAATGCACTTAATACACCAATTGAAACTGGTATTGGTGCAGCTGTAACTAGAACAATAGGTACGATTGCCACTGGATAATTAAATGGCATCATTTTTCAGTAATTTCTTGCATGGTTTGGGAGCCGGCGACGGAGCCAAAGACTACCGCCATGCAAGTAATCTTTTTACTCATGACAACTTTAGGCTTGCGCCTAAATTCAGTTTTCTTTATCATTGTGTTATTGAATTAGGCCCAGCGGCTCAGACTTATGACCCAATAGAATTAGGGTTAATGGTAAAATCAGTAGATTTACCCAGAATATCAGTTCAGACTAGCACAATACATGCGTATAATCGAAAAACAATTAACATAACTGGTGTAGATTATCAACCAATAAGCATAATATTTCATGATGATAATTTTAATACCGCTCGTAATTTTTTAGTTGATTATTACAAGTATTACTTTAGTGATGGTGGTAAAAGTGATGGAGAATATGCTAATTATAGATCTTCAAGTGGTTTAAGAGCTATGATGGAAGAAAACGCAGATGTGCCTGGTGGTTCTTGGGGTTTAGATGGCATTTTCGTTAGAAATGCCGGTACGAATTTAATAAAAAATATTAAGATATATTCATTATCTAAAGGTAGAGCAAGTGAATATATTTTAAGAAATCCAGTGATTACAGATTTTTCACATGGAACTCATGTTGCATCTGCAAATGATGTAATGGAACATACAATAACAGTAGCCTATGAAGGATTAAGTTATAATGATGTTAGTCCGTCACAAGTTCCAGGATTTGGTACTGGATTTTATGATAGATCTAAAAGTTCATTAGGTGGCGGTTTCTTAGGGCCAGGCGGAGACTTGTCCAACATCATTAGTGATCTTGGAAAAGGTAATTACCTTGGTGCGGCTGTAGGAGCAATTCAGCTTAGAGAGCAACTTAAGGCACATAGTACAAAAGATTTCCTCAGAGGTTCTATTACTAGTTTGATACCTACTATATCAAATCTTACACATGTAAATGTAAATAATACGTTTCCAACAGCTACTCTAAGAAAAGCGTCACAAATTCGTGGTGTTGAAGCAGCTGCTGAAAGTGGTGGTTCTGGACGGGGCCGATCGTTCGGCACGATAGCAACTAGGTGATGGTAGGGAATAATTATGGCTACTTATACTGATATTATTGAAAACACAAATGTTCCTGTTAATGATAATATTGATAAAGAATTAACGCCCGACGAAAAACAAAGAAAATTTTTCGGTAATTATTATAAGAAAGTAGGTTCGGTAGATCCAGCACAATTTGATATAGTACGTGGTTTTTTATTAGGAAAAAAATTCGAAGAGTCTGTTGTTGATAATTTAACTATATCATTATTGGAAGTAGCAAAAGAACAAGGATTAAATCCAACGGATATGGTAAAACAGTTGGATGAAATTGACGGCAAACTTAAACTTAATACGTTATTGTGTATATTATTAAATACAACACGCAATCGCACTAGTATTATAGGATTTAACCAAACCAAAACTATAAACGCTAATATTTTACGAACTGTATTGGCATAAAACAATGGCTAAATTTGCCCAGGGCCGTTTCCTTCCTAAAAATTCCAAAAAATATGTTGGAACTAAAAACCCAAAATATAGAAGTGGATGGGAATTTGCTTTTATGCAATTTTGTGATAATCATCCAAGTATAACAGAATGGGCAAGTGAAGCAATTAAAATTCCTTATAGAAATCCTTTAACTGGTAAACAAACTCAATATGTACCAGATTTTTTTATAGTATATCATGATAAAACTGGTAAACGTTTTGCAGAATTAGTAGAAATAAAACCTAAAAGTCAAACACTAATAGAACATGCCGGAAAAAGTAAGTATAATCAAGCACACGTAGTAATAAATCACGCAAAATGGGAAGCCGCAAATAAATGGTGTCAACGCCAAGGTATAAAATTTAGAATAGTAACTGAAGACGATATTTTCCATCAAGGTAGAAAACGTTAATAAGTATTAGTGTGTATTTGTTTCCTGAATTAAATTTTATTTTTATATGTTATCCACACGGCACTGGTGGAGAATTTTTATCCTATATTGTAAGCAAACCTGAAGAATGTAATACATTAGATCGGCGTAAAGTAGGTAATAGGTATAAAGTAGATGATATATTCAATCAAAATTTGTTGCGTTTAGATTTTAATATTGATAGGTTGCGGGAAGATCATAAAGATATAAGTACAGTAAACAGTAGTAAATTTGTTGTAGTTCCTACTCATTATAGAGAAGAAACAATAGGGCAATATTTTAAAAATTATAAGTTTATAAACTTATTATATCCACAATCTGAAGAAGGGCACAAACGAGTGTTGCGAAATATTAAAGATAAAGTATGGTATCAATCACAGCCAACACAGTTGGAGTTTTTTGGCATGTTACAACAATTAACTACTAATAACGACAGATCGTGGTATATGAATACACATTATAATATGAACACTATAGATATTATGCTTGCTTCACGTAATGAAAAGTTAACAGATAAAAATAGAAAAAAACTAGAAAAAGAATGGGATAAATCACAATCCAAATATCATTCTGTTGTTGATAATAATTTAAATATTAGTTATGATGATTTAGACAAACGTCAACAACACATATTCTCGCAGAGTAAAACATTGAGACAAATAAGTAATCATTGTGATATAATTATACAAGATGAAATACATCAAGAGTTTAATAAAAAAATAGAAAATGACAAACAAATATGATTTAAGATATTTAGATGTAATGGTGCAATATGCTTGCAGTTTATCTTGTAGGGGTTGTATAGTAATGTCTAATTATAATCGTAAAGGTCATGTTCCTTGGAGTGATGGAGAGCAATGGTTGAAAGAATGGAGTAAACGTTTTACTTTACGAGAAATTAACTTAATGGGTGGTGAACCATTACTTAATAAAGATTTAAAACAATGGTTGTTTGGTATTAGAGAATATTTCCCTACAGCAAGAGTAAAAGTTATTACAAATGGATTTCATTATTTTGTACGTCCAGATTTATATAATTGGTGTAAAGAATTAGGTAATGTTTTAATACAAACTAGTTTACACTTTTATCCACCTCCGCAGGAATATATAGATAACATTAAGTTTTTCCTACAGCATTCTGATTGGGAAGTAACAGCTACACCGTTTGTTCCTTCTGATAAATTAATTAAATTAAAAGATAGAAATGCTGATATTAAATGGCATATGAATATATTTGGTGAGTTTAGGCGCCCGTTTATGGGTGAGGAGAAACATTTAATGCCTGCTGATAATGAGGATTATATAGGCGCTCATAAAGTATGTGGCGGCCCAAATTCTCCTACATTATATAAAAATAAACTGTATAAGTGTCCTGCTGTTGCTAATTTAGATGATACATTAGCATTGTTTAATATACGAGATTCAGAAGCATGGCAACCATATCTCAATACAGGATTAAGTTATGACGATAATTTAGACGAGTTTGTTAATAATATTAAAAAACCAAATCATGTAGTATGCAAGGCTTGTAGCAGTAATCCAGATGAAATAGAATATGATCATTATGAACAAGGAAATGTTATAACACGTAAAGAATACAATGCAATATTTACTAACTAGTGGTTGCGGAATAAGCCAACGAGAATTTAAGCACTATCCAATTTGGGTGCATTTCCCTATACTTTCGCATAAACTAAAACATTTGTCCATGGGGGGTCCTGCTGTAGGTAATGAGTATATAGGACGAGTGTGTAAAAAACATATACTAGAAAATTTAGATAAAGAGTTAGTAGTAATAATACAATGGACTAGTATAGGCAAATTAGATATGTTTGTTGAAGATCCTAAAGTCCAAAAGCAAATAAAAACATTTAATTTAAGAAACTTTATTGTAGATATGAATGCTAATGTTATAGATGGTAGAGGTTTTTGGGCAAGTAGTCACAGTAATGACAATATAATCAAAGAATTATATATACAGTCTAAAGTATATGACTATATGAGAGATTTAGAGCAAATATTAGATGTACAAAATTTATGTGAATTACATAATATTCCTTATTATTTCTTTTATGGATATAAATTTGATTTTGAGTTTATACATAAAACGGAAGAAATAGAGCATTTGCGGAATAATATTAAATGGGATAAGTTTGTAATACACACGCCAATATATGATTTATATGAAGACAGTGAGCATTATAAATATCGAGTATATGAAGATCCTAGGTTTATGTCTCCAATGCCATCTTTTCACATAGAGTTTTATATGGATCATATTGTTCCTATTTTAGATACTCATTTTTCTTCTATTAATTTTGATATTGAAAAATTAAAAGAGTATTGTACAGAGATTACAAATAAAATATATTATGAGTATAAAAATGTACATTAATGCAGATAAAGTACGATTATTACATGTAGAACCTACATCTAGATGTAATGCAATGTGTCCAGGGTGCCCACGTAATAATAATGGCTTTGGTGTTAGAGGAGATCTAGTATTACAAGACTTAGATTCAGATATTATAATTGCTAGAGCAAAAGAACTTTCAAATTTAAGAGTAATTCATTTGTGTGGTAATATTGGCGATCCAATTGCATATAAACATTTAAATGAATTACTAGATAAAATAATAATTCAAAATGCATATTTTTGGGATGAGTTTGATAGTGGACGATCAGTAGAACCACCGAATCATTGGTATGTGGATATTCATACTAATGGTAGTTTGCGTTCAACAAAGTGGTGGCAAGAATTAGGTAAGAAATGCAATAAACATTTATTAAGATCACATGATGTAATATTTGGTATAGATGGTTTAGAAGATACAAATCATATATACCGGCAAGCAACAAATTTTAATAAGATAATAGATAATGCAAAAGCATTTATAGATGCAGGTGGTATAGCACAGTGGCAATATTTAAAATTTAAACATAATCAACATCAAGTTGAAGAAGCAAGAACGTTGGCAGAGAGTCTCGGATTTGATAGATTTTTTGCCGCCCAACCGTATCTTTCCTTGGCGTATAATTGGAAGACTGGGAAAAGATACTATTTAGAACCAGTAGATGATGGAGAATTTGATCGTAATAGAGTTGAAGATCATTCTACAAAGTGGAGTAAATATTTTGCTACGCCAGAGGAAAAAGAAGCACATAGAAATGCTCCGCCAGGTGAAGGACACAAATATGGTGTGTGGAAATCAGGTTATGGAGAGCAAACTGATGAAGTAACGACAGATAATAATTATGTTGAGCATAATAATTGTATGCATATAGATATAGATGAAAATGGTAGTGGAAATTATAGTTTATTTTTAACAATAGATGGAAAAATAACACCTTGCTGTTATTTTGGTCATTATGACAAAGTAGATGTTTCTGGAGAAAAGTATGATATGAAAATATTAGATATCAAAAATGAATTTGATAATAATAATCACCGATTTACTTGTCGAGCAATGTGTGGATCCATTAAATAGTATTATGACAAAGAAATTAGAAGAATTATTTGATTTAAATTCAGAAAACGCGGAAGTAACTGAAGATATAACAGAACAAGTTATTTCTAGTGCAATTACAAATAAAAATAATGCCAAGCTAGATAAAATTATGACAAGTATTGACAAAATTGATAGTGCATTACCAATGGTTCGTGATTTAGAAGCAAATGACTTGGAAATGGATAGTATTGCTACTAAAGCTGTAGACACATTTAATGACTTAATGGATTTAGGTATGAATGTAGAGGCACGATACGCGGGCAAAATATTTGAAGTTGCTGGTACTATGATGAAAAATGCTATAGATGCCAGAGCCGCTAAAATAGATAAAAAATTACGTATGGTTGAATTACAAATTAAAAAACAACGAGTAGATCAACAAGAGAGAGAAAGCGCACCATTTGATACTACAATTGATGGTGAAGCAACTATAGTTGCTGATCGTAATGAATTAGTCAGACAAATATTAAGTCAAAATAATGACAAGAAATAATATCTGTATTTTGCCATGGACGTCTGTGGCAATAATGCCAGATGGTAATGTTTATCCATGTTGTATGTCAATGCATGGCACGCCAATGGGTAATGTAAATGAATCCTCTTTAGAAGATATTTGGAATAGCGATGTATCGCGAGGTATTCGTAAAGATTTTCTTGCTGACAAGCGTCTTGATATGTGCTCTGAATGTTGGAAAGTAGAAGATAAAGGAAACTTTCATAGTACTCGTTTGTGGGCAAATAAGAATTTTAAACATCATTTTGATTTGTTAGATAACACTGATGATGGAAAAACAGATTTAAATTTAATTTATGTTGACATAAGATTTTCTAATAAATGTAATCTTATGTGTTTTTATTGTGGTTCAATTTTTAGTAGCAAATGGGAATCTTTTAATAAAAAAGTTGGTAGAAGTCCAAGTTCGCCCATACCAAAAATTGTCGCTCCAGAAAACTTATTGGGTAGTTTAATTGAAAATAGTTTAGAAATAGAACAAATATACTTGTCAGGCGGTGAACCTAGTATAATGGATGAAAGTTATACTATGTTAGAAGCAATTATTGAAATAGGTATTGCTAAGAATATTAAACTATTATTAAATAGTAATATGTCTAATAAGACATATAAGCATAATGGTGTAGTTAAAAACTTTTGGGATATATTATCGCAGTTTAAGGAAGTAGAATTAGCCGCAAGTATTGACGAGATAGAACAACGTGCAGAGTGGATACGCTATGGAGAAAAATGGAATAACATTGTAGAAACTAACGATTATGTAAAACAACATACTAATATAAGTGTTCAGTATTCTCCTGTAATGTCAATGTTCAATTTTTATAGATTGCCTGAGATGCTAACATATTGGCAGAATAAAGGATGGATTGATAAAAATTTTAAAAATGTATTACCAGCAGAACCTGGATATGGTACAAGATCTGATTTTAGATACTTGCCAATGGATTTTAAATTAAAAATTAAAGAAAAAGTAGAGAATTTTTTAAAAAAGCAAGCACTTATAGCAAAGAATAGATATTTATATGATACTATAATAAGTTTAATAAAATCTATGATAGAATTTAACGATGAAGTGATTATAAGTGAAAACATTAATCAAGTAATGGAAGACATAAATCTACATAATAAATATAGAAAAGCAAAGTTTGGGGACATATTTCCAGAACTAGATTTTCTAAATCTAACTAAATAAGTATATAATACCTTTTTAAGAGCAATAATATGAAAAGTTTAAAACAATACATTACAGAAGCAAAAGAAGAATATCCTTTTAGGTTAAAATTTGCTGTAGATATTACAGACGATCACCTAGATGTTCTTGAATCTTGCTTAGATAGATACGGCGTAAAGAGCGTATCAAAAGCAACTAAAACAATTATGCAAAAACATCCAATGGATTTTGGTAATTTGCCAGCAGGTGAAATACAAATTATAGATATTGTATTAGAATATCCTACAACACCAGACACACTAAAATCATATTTACATGGTAAATTAGGTGTTCCAGAAAGTCATATAGTTGTACGTAGTCCAAATCATCCAGAAGAAGTACAAAATGAAATAGATCAAAAGGCAACAGATAGTACTACAGAAAAACCAGAATCTTTATTAGATAGTGATTATGAAGATAGTGATGGTAAGCATGAATTTGGTACAGAATATAACAATGAAATGCTAGCTGATTTAGATAAAAAGCGTAAAGGCAGATTGTTTGATATGATTAACTTTGACAAAGATCCAAGTAGCGAAATTGAACATGCACCAGATGAATTTACAAATGCTCCAGAAGGCACAAAATCACCCGTAGGAAGTAATTAAGATGGATACAAAATATAATTTAAGTATAACAACTAGTGGCGAGAATGGAGATCATGCTTCTACTAATATTAGTACAAGTGATCCAGGCAAACTAGCAAGTATTTTACAATTAGCTGGTATGTCAGGAGGCCATCCAATCCCAATGGATGCCCAAGCGGCTCCGGCAGAAAGCCACGGTACATGTGACGTATGTGGCGGCATGCATGAAGGCGATGATCATGTTGAAGAAGGTGAAAATTATGATAATGAGCCAAACGAATTTATTCATGATCCAGAAGAAGTGACCCATACAGGTAATGATTTACATAAAATAAAGAAAACATATCCCAAAGTTGCGGGTGGTGATAATCCAATGGCATTGGCAGAAACAGAACTTAGATCCAAGTATGAAAATTTTCTAGCAGAGACAGAGCAGGTAGAAGAAAAAGTAGAATTAGCAAGGCCTTGGAAAAAGACAGTACAAGAAGAATTAACTGCTGGCCAAAAGAAGTTACCAGCAGGTCTGCAAAAGTCTATTCTTGCAAAGCAAGGTGAAACAACAGAGTCTGAAGACGACGAAGATAATTCGGATAAGAGGAAGGAAATGAATATTAAAGAAGTTTTAGAATTAATTGATGAACGTGGCAGAGATGACGCCGAAATACCAACTGGTGGATATGGTTCAGGTAAGAAAGGCCTTAAAGTACTTACTAAAGCACCTAGCGGAACAGGTAGAGATGACGCCGAAATACCAGCCGGTGGATATGGTAGTCACGAATATGATAAAGATGGTAATCTTTTGAGTGAACCACTTCAAGTATTTGGTAAAGCCGAGGTTAATACAGGTGGTAGAGAAGGTGCTTCTGGTGAAATTTATGGTTCAAAGAATGACAAGCCAGTAGGGTATGGACGATCCGAAGGACGTGACGCAAGATTAGCTGCGGCCGCGGAGGCCGGTTTTGCTTCTTTGAAACAAGCGAGAGAGGCTGGACATCCTGCTGGAAGTGAACATACATGGACAGGCAGTGGTGCTCATGCGTGGCCCCCCAAGCTATCGGATGAAGAATATGAACGTGAAATGGCTCACATGCGGCAAGATGCTGAAGGAGCAGAACGAGAAGAAGAAGAATCGTATCTTTCACAGAACTTAGATTCCATCATGCGAGATCAAGATGCCGGCGAGGTTTCACAGGACACAGAGATAGCCAAATTACGCCAAAATGCAGGACTACTTGCGAAACCGAGAGATAACACCGTGGATGGATTTGATCCGCGGGAAAACCCGTATGATAAGAGTGGCAAACCTGGTTCTAAAATAGATTACTCACAAGATGCAATTGCCGCGCGACAACTAGCTAGGCAGAACGCAAGTGCAGCTGGTGGTGGACGAGAAGGTTCATCTGATGAAAGGCATGGTAGTGCTGAATTTGACAAACAAGGCAAAATTATTGGTGGACCATTTAAAGGACCATTTACTAAAGCACCCAAGCAAACAGGTAGAGAAAATAACCAATCAGGTGGTAGTGCTGAATTTGACAAACAAGGCAAAATTATTGGTAAACCTTTTAAAGGACCATTTGCTAAAGCACCAAAACCAACAGAGGGTGGTAGAGACTAATAAATTAAATGCTTATATATGAGATTTTGCTTCTTGAAGAAGCACCTCCGGGTCGTGAAGATCAAGTAATAGCATTAAAAAAGAAATTATGCGGCGGGAAGAAAAACTGTCCTGCCGCTTACCGCATTGCTTGGGCATCTTATAATAAATCTAAAAAGAAAAAGAAGTCGTAATCTCTTCCGCTGTTAAATACTATTATGGTCAACCCTCATAAATCTCTTGATGGCAATCTTGTAAAACGAGCACACACAAAAGAATCATATACTGACGAACAATTATTAGAATTAGCAAAATGTGCTGATTATGATACTGGTGCAGATTATTTTTTAAATAACTATTTTTGGATCCAGCATCCGCGTCGCGGCCGTATTCCATATAAAGCATACGAGTATCAAACAAGGTTACTTTCAAGTTATCATAATCACAGATTTAGTTGTAATTTAATGCCGCGCCAAACGGGCAAAACTACTACGGCCGCGGGTTATATATTGTGGTATGCTATGTTTATTCCTGACAGTGCAATATTAATTGCCGCACACAAGTATGTTGGTTCTCAAGAAATAATGCAACGTATACGGTATTCGTATGAAGATGTACCAGATTTTATACGTCCTGGCGTTTATAGTTATAATAAAGGTAGTATAGATTTTGATAATGGTAGTAGAATAATTAGTACAACCACTACTGAAAATACTGGACGTGGTTTAGCACTTAGTTTGCTATACTTGGACGAGTTTGCATTTGTAAAACCTAATATTGCAAGAGAGTTCTGGACAAGTATTTCACCTACATTAGCAACAGGCGGTAAAGCAATTATAACATCTACACCCAATAGCGACGAAGATCAGTTTGCTATGATTTGGCGCGAAGCAAATAAAACTATGGATGATTTTGGTAATGAAACTGAAGTAGGTAGAAATGGATTCTTTGCATTTAGATCATATTGGAATGAACATCCAGAACGTGATGAGAAATGGAAAGCAGAAGAAATGGGGCGTATTGGTGCAGAGCGTTTTTCTAGGGAACATGATTGTGAGTTTATTATCCGTGATGAAACATTAATAGATTCCCGTATATTAGCAAGTCTACGGCCAACTGATGTTTTATTTAGGCACGGGCAAGTTAAGTGGTTTGATAAGCCTAAGAAAGGGCATAATTATTTAATTTCATTAGATCCAAGTTTAGGCACTGGTGGTGATAACGCCGCTATTCAAGTATTTGAAATACCAACAATGAAACAAGTTGCTGAATGGATGCATAATAAAACACCTGTGCAAGGCCAAATAAAAATATTACGAGAAATTACTCATTATATTGCTGATGAAATAGATTATAAAGAAGATGACACACCACAAATTTGGTATAGTGTAGAAAATAATACTTTAGGTGAAGCGGCATTAGTAGTTATAAATGATTTAGGCGAGCAACAATTTAGAGGTGTATTTTTAACTGAATCTAGAAAACACGGAAATACAAAACTTTATAGAAAAGGATTTAATACAACTAATAAATCAAAGTTATTAGCATGTAGTAGGTTAAAAAATCTTGTTGAAACAGACAAAATAGAAGTAAGAAGTAAAAATTTAATATCAGAATTAAAAACTTATATTGCTCGTGGTGCTAGTTATGCCGCAAAAGATACTGAAACAGATGATTTAGTATCTGCAACATTATTGATTATACGAATGAGTTATGAAGTGAGGCAATGGGATAGTGGATTATTTGACAGACTTGCAGGTGATTTAGATCAAGAACAAGATATGCCCATGCCCTTTATAGTAGTTTAATATAAATACTATATATTATGAAAGAAATAGAACACATTGCAGAAGATCTATTTAATAAATTAAGATCAGTTTATCCAACACTACAGATTGGAGATGCTAGTGCTAATACAACATTAGATCCAGAAGAAGCTCGCTTTTTCGATTTTGTATTCGAACAAGAAGGAGTAGATATTGGTAGTGTAACTATTAGTTTAGTAGATGATCAATTTAAATTATTTTATAGTAAAGAACTTACAGAAGATTTGGGTGATAATAAACAGCAATGGTTTAATTTTTTACGTGAAATGAGGCAATTTGCAAAAAGGCGAATGCTTACATTTGATATAAGAGATATTACAAAATCTAATTTAGAACGTAAAGACTTTGAGTTTTTACGCAACCAACAATCAGAATATAGGGATTCCGATATGAACGAAGGTAAAATGTACGGTAGCATCAAAAGCAGTTACCAAGACTTAGGTGAAACAGCAAAAATTATTGTACGACATAAACGCCCAGTAGATGAAGAAGTAAGGGGTTCGCGTAGCAGAAACATTAGCAAAATTTTTATTGAAAATACTGCTGGTGAAAGAGTACTGTTACCATTTAAAAATATACTAGGTGCCCGTGCAGCTGCTAGACACATTAGCGAAGGTGGGCAACTACATGACGATATTGGTAGTCATATTACTAATACAGTAGATCAAATGTCACAATTAAAACAGTTTATGAATTACAGCAAACGTAATAAACTAGTTAATGAAGATACACAAGATATATTTGAAAGTGTAGTTGATGTATATAATAATATTAGAGAAGATTTATCAAGAATGTGTTCAAGACGCGGCTATGGCAAATTTGCTGAAAATTTTGAGCCAGTTGAAGAAACATTATCTGAAGAGAATTTAGACGAAATTAGAGATCATTTTACAGTAAAGAAATTTGATGAAAGTGTTTTTGAATCCCTGCCACTTATCAATAAAATTTATAAAACTGCGATGGAAAATAAAGTAAATAGAATAAACCAAATTAGAGAGTTTATTGAAAATGGTGATCTTGTATTAGAAAGTTCTCCAAATAGTGATATGGTAGCACGATCAGTACAACATTCAGATGTTAGAGATTTAGTGCATACAGCATTAGAAGATATTAGCACACGTATTGTCGACAACGACATTATTAAAGAGTTTGCACATTCAATGATGGGTCAAGAACTTACAGAGTCAGAAGAAAATGCATTAGCAGTACAACTGGCTAAAAAGTATGTAAGTGATCTTGGACGTATCAGTGAAGATGCTGAATACGAACAACGTGTAAGATTTATTAAAACTGAAGACAATGAATTTGTTGATGAAGCACAACTTGTAGATGAGTGGGCAGATGGTATTATTAATAAGCTAGAAGAGAGTTTAAGTGCGCCTTCAAGAAATACGAGATAACGAAGAAGTTGGTATTGGTGAAGAAATTGATCAATTTTTAGCCAATGAACAACACGATTATCTTTTTGATAAATTATTTGTAATAGAAAATTTAGATAAATTTCTCATTACAGAAGAATTAATAACTTCAATTCCTCCAACAACCAATAAGCAACAATTAAATGAAGGCTTTATCTTGTTGCCTATGGTATTTGGCGCCATTGGTGCCGGTGTGAATTGGCTTAATAACAAGGAAAAGTATGGTACCGATATCCGCGACTGGCCGCCTCATGCTCTTAGATCTTTGTATATTGATGCTGGGTTAGGTGCATTAACTGCTGGCGTAGGTGGCTTTGCGATAAGAAAATCTCTACAAATAGCAGGTATGTATGGTGGTAGGGGTGTTGCACTTATTGCTAAAAATCGGGCCTTGCAAAAACTTGCTGGTAAAACAGATAAGGCCAGCCTAAAGAAGATTGACGATATAAGAGCTGCTTGGACGAAAAGGATTGCTGATTATGTAGCTCCTGGCAAATATGCCAAATTTAGTGATAAAAATCTATCTAAAGTAGATGCATTTGGTAAGGGCTGGGCCCAAAGACTTAGTGCTGGCAAGGCAACCGGCGGTAAGTGGCTCGGCGGCCGCGGTGCGAGGTATGTTGGCGCGTATTATGGTAGTACAGCATATTTAGATTGGAAATTAGGGAAGGATTGGAAGGATAAAATAATCAAGAGCTCCTCTACGATATATGATGAATTCTCTGCAGGACTTCAAACCCCTAAAGATATACGCCTAAGTACGAGACTGGGAGTAGTAAAAAAACGAGGAGAATATAAAAAAACTGCCTTTGCCGATAAACCTTTAAGTGATTACCCTCGCGATATGGGTGTTATAGGAGGAGCCTCAGGTAATCCTTTTAGAATTTATACAAAACCAAAATTTACAGTTGACAAAGTAGATCAAGAAGAGCCTATAGAAGAGCCTATTGTTCCTACTGTTCCTACTGATGATATAACAGCTGATACACCAAGTGCAACAGATACGGCTAACCAAGCATTACCTGCCCCGGCCCCCGCCGCGGGTGATCAAGATTTTGATACTGGTGGCCAGAACGTAGATGCTGATGGAAAAATAATAGGTGTTGATGGTACAAGTTACGAAGCTAGATTAGCTGCTCAATTACAAGCTCAAGCAGATGCACAAGCGCAAGAAAGTCAAGAAGTAGCAGATGAATTGCAACTAGCACGAGATGAATATTACCAAGAACAATTAGATGCAATGACATTGGCTC